ATGAAAGAAGAAGACTTCTTTCCGAGTACGAATGATGTATTAGTCGTATTTGATGATGATGCAAAAACAAGCGATATTAAGCGGATTGATAACATAGAAGAGGATACATTGTTTGTTACTGGTGAATATGCAGTACCTATTGGTGATTGTGAGATAACAAATAGTGTGAATGGACGTAATTTCTTTTATAGAGCGCCTTCTCAATCGGTTCAAGAAACAAAGAGATTAGCGCAGTTAGAAAAGAGTATGGTGTTAAAACATATCACGCAATTTAAACCAAAACCACCAGAAACACAGTTTGACTTAATGAAAGTAGGATTGATGATTATTATTCTTGTTGCTTTCATTGTGTTTGGTGCAGTAAGTTGCTCGAATGGTAAAGCGGAGCAACAACAAGTGCCGACACAAACATATCAAAAACCTAGTCAATAAGGAGAAATAAGATGAATAACAATAGTAACGCTGAGAAACTACAGAATGTTATATCAGATAATCTTTTCCCAGAAGTCCAACATATTAGCGATGTAAAGCAAGTTCTGGAAGTAATGAGACCAAATGCACAGGAGTTACAAGAACCGCAAGTAAGAGCCTTAATTTATTTACAGAAGCTAGGGGAGAATACATATCTTCACGGAGAAGAAAATCCATATAAACCAGTTGCTGAGTTCATTATGGAAAGCAAGATTAATGTAGCAGATCCAGAGTATTACTTAAGAACAATTGAAGGATTGATTCCAAAACCGCCAAAACCGATTGTAATGGCAGAGAGAGGAAGAAAGTAATGGCTCATCATATTTTTGTACAAGGACCATTAGGAGCGGGGAAAACGTTTATTATGTCTGTACTTGCTCATCACTGGAAACAAAAAGCCTATGAGCAAGGGGCTGATATAAAGTTATTTTCTAATTATGGATTATTGGATTCATATCCTATGTCTAATTACACAGATTGGTATGAAGTATCGAAGGCTCAAGGTTCTATATGTTGTTGGGATGAGTGTCAGATGGCTTTCTCGAACCGTAAATGGTCGAAGCATGGTTCTATCATAGCAACTGAAGTAATGATGTTTACAAGGAAAATGAAGAGTGTACAGATATATTGTTCGCCTTCTATAAACAATGTGGATAGTCGTATAAGACAGATTGTAGAAATATTGGTTGATGTTCGTAAAATCGGAAATAAGGGGTTCTCATTACGATTTATGGACTATCAGACAGGGGAATTTTTAAACAAAACGTTTTTACCAATAAGTAAGGCCAAAAGGTATTTTGCATTAAATTTATATGATACATACGCAATGGTGCAAGGTTTCCCGTTACCACCTACAGAGCGAGAATCTGATAAGTTTTTTGAGAAACTAGAAGAAATACATGATAGATCAAGAGGAAAAAAGCCAGTTGTTTTAGATAAAAAGATTTCGATTGAATGAAAGAAGGTTAATTTATGAGTACATGTTCAGTTATACCAAATAAGTTTCAAGATAAAGACCCAAGACAACTTTTATATCATTTTCCTACATTGCCAGCGGTAAAGTTAGCGAAATTGTATCAAGAGTATTGTTTCTTTAAACAGTTAGAGTTAGCTGAAGATATGGCTCATAAGATGGGTTTTATTCTTGTTCCATACGAATGCATGCATTGGCAAAGGAAAAAGGCATTTGGGAATGATAGAAAGGTTAAGGTAGGGCGTAATTCGTATTTCATGATGCAACAAAACGAATTGACGAGAACAGAGAAAAGAAAACTAGAAGAATACTTGGAAGAATTAAATTATAGTTCGTAAATTAATCAAAAAATGTAATGGCAGCCGTGCGAATTTCAGCAGATCATAAAATTAGAATCCGAACAATAAGGGGTAGAAACTATGTATGAGTTTTCGTTGATAGTTGGTGGGTTTTTGTTAGGTGCATTTGTCTTGAGTATGATTTTTATAGACCAATCTGAAAAGGGGGAAGCGGTTTGAAAGAGATAAATAAGTTAGAAGCTTTAAAAACGTCTGTAATGAATTCTTGTTTTGCTATGGTACTTTTAGCTATCATTTTCATTTTCGTTCGATACAGTGGATAAGAGGGGGTTGAAATGTGATATTTGCATGTTTGGGTGTGGGTTTGGTTTTGTTATTTGAGTTATATGATGCTATTAATCTGATTTGGAAGAAAGTGAGGGAATAAAATGATGAGTGGTATTAGTTTAGAGAATTTTTATGAAGTTTTAAAGGCTGTTTCTTTCTTTGCTCCTGTTTTGTGTATTGTTGTTGTTTTGTTTTATGCCGGTAGACTGGTAGAAAGAAAAGGTAAATAGTTTAAAAAAGTATACTTTATGATACGAAAAAGCAACCCTATGAGAGTAGGGGTTTTTTGGTATCATAAAGTATATTTCTATATTTAGAAACGTATATAAAAAGATGTTGACTTTTTGAGACGGTAATTATAGAATAAACGTATCAAAAGAACGTTAGGGGTTATGAGACATGAAAACGTTTGGTTATATTCGAGTGTCTTCGAAAGACCAAAAAGAAGATAGACAGATTAAGAAAATGTTAGACATAGGAATTAACGAAAGAGATTTGTTAATTGATAAAGTTAGTGGTAAGAATTTTGAACGTCCTAGCTATCAAGCATTGAAGCGAATGGTAAGAGAAGGGGATACGGTTGTATTTGATTCTATTACTCGTATGGGGCGAAATATGAACGATACAATGAAAGAATATGAATGGTTCGTTGAAAACGGAATTAATTTATGTTTTATAGAAGAACCAATGATTAATACGAGTAATAATTCAGATGATGTTATGAAACAAGCGATACAAAAAATTATCCTTACAATGTTAACGGCATTTGCTGAAAAAGAGCGTAAAGAGATTAAAACTAGACAAGCTGAGGGTATAGCAGTCGCTAAGGGGAAAGGTGTGAAATTTGGTAGACCATCTTTGAAAATTCCTAGCAATTGGGAGAAGTATTATAAGCCTTGGAAATCTGGCGAAATTACCGCAGTTGAATTTATGGAACATGTAGGTATGTCTAAAGCCACTTTTTATAGAAAGTTAAAAGAATATGAAGCAGGTAAAAAAGAAAAAGTTTGCTAGTCCCTTTTTTGAGACGTTTGCGAAATTTAGGGAGGCTTGCAGGAGCTTGTTAAAAGAAAAAGGGAATCGTAGGGAAGCCCATTGGATTCGCTATGAATTTTAAAAAGCAAGCATTCTAAAAGACATTTATAATTAGAATATGGATTTTAGAAGTGGGGTCTGGGGAGGATTCCCAGAATGTTTTTTCTTATATTTATAGTATTGTGAACAACTCAACGCAACGAAATAGACTTCATCCCTTGAGCCTCTAAGGCGGAACGTGTTTTTTTAGGGTGGAAACTTTTTAATTTTTGTAGGAAGGAAAAACAGCATGAACAAATTTGATAATTTAACAGTTTTATCGGATGTTCGGGAATCTGATGGCAAGGAAAGACCTTGGCAAGATAAAAAAGAACGTTCATTAAAAATGGCTGATGCTTTTCAAGAAGCAGGTCTTGAGAAAAAGGCAGCACGTATGTGTACGTGTGGTAATGTTTTAGTTTTTAATAAAGAACAAAGCGGAATAAAATTAGCATATGCTCAATTTTGTCAGGTTCGACTTTGTCCTATGTGTACATGGCGTAGATCATTGAAAATAGCTACACAAAATAAACAGATTGTAGAAGTTGCTAATGAAAGAAAACGGTTGAGATGGATATTTTTAACCTTAACGATTAAGAATGTTGAAGGTCATGAATTGAAAGATACAGTTAAACATTTAATGAAATCATGGAATAGATTTATGGGATATAAGAGAATAGAAGATAATAATTTAGGGTGGTTTAGAGGGTTAGAGATAACTAGAGATAAACATAAAAAAATTAGTGAACAACGTTATAAAAAAAATCCTAGATATTATGATTCTATTGGGGTGAAGGCAGGTGATGAAAATCCTAACTATAATACATATCATCCTCATTTTCATGTGTTAATAGCTGTTAGTCCTACATATTTTAAAAAAGGTTATATAAAACAAGCTGAGTGGACAAGCCTTTGGAAAAAAGCTTTACAAGTGGATTATACGCCGATTGTTGATGTTAGACCTGTAAAGGCTAGGAAAAAGAGGAAGAGTATTTTTGATTCGATTTATGAGATAGAAAATGCTATTGAAGAACAAAATGCAGTTTTTGAGGTTTCGAAATATCCTGTTAAAGATACCGACATAGTTGATTTAGATGATATTGAGGAATCGGCTGAAGTTGTAAAAATAGTAGATGGGGCTTTGCAATTTACAAGACTTATTGCTTATGGGGGATTGTTGAAAGACATAAAAAAAGAATTAGGCTTATCCGATGCAGAAGCAGAGGACACAGACCTAATTCAGATAGACGAAAGCCAAAAAGACGAAATCGCAGAAGAGATTCAGCAAGTAACGGCTTATTGGCATTTCGGATTAAAGAATTATGTCCTTCAACAATAGAGAAAAACATAAAACTTTGGATTAATAAACGATGTTCTTCAACCATAGAGAAAAAGAAACAATGTTTTTCAATCCTTAAAAAATATACCAAATACCAAATTTCCAAAACCAAATAAAAATATTTATGATCCTTTTGAGTGCTACCAACACTTAAAAGGATTTTTTAATTTATTGACTATAGTTTATTTTAATATTTTTTGATACGCATGTCATTAGTAAAATCAGGTTGTTGTTAAAAACAAGTTAAATTGTTGTTTGGTTGTTGTCTAATTGTTGTTAAGAACTACTTTTATCGTTGTTTGGTTGTTGCTAACGTGTTATAATATATTATATAATAAAGATTTATTGATTTATTAGGAGGGTTGTATATATGGATTATGAGAAAATATTTGAGCGTATTCAATCAGGCGAGAGAGTGAAAGACATTGCTAATGATTTAGGTGTTAGTGATAGTAAGGTCAGTAGAGGGCTTAAAAAATCAGGGTTTGAGTATGTTTCGAATAAGTGGAGAAGGAAAGAGGAACAACCTTTGGACAACCAAACAACAACAGAAGAACGAGTTAACAACGATGAAACGACAAGTAAACAACGAGTTAACGACAACAAAGTGACAAGTAAACAATTTTCAAATGAAGAAGTGGCGATTTTAAAGAAAATGATTGCTGATTTTGAAAAGGTTGGTTTGCAGGTTGATGGAAATTTATATGATCGTGTTAGAGAAAAAGAAACAGGAAAAGAAAGAAATAACATCTTTTTAAATACTGATACTCAAATTAAATTAGATGATTTCTTGAAAGGTAAGAAATTAGAAAGAAATAAGTCTTTGATTGTAGAACTTGCTTTGGAAGATTTTATAAAAAAATATAGTGAATGAAATAGAACGTTGCTATACTGATGGAAAATAAAAAGAAAAAATAAAAAAGAAAAGAGGACGATAATAAAGAGATAAAGAGGATTTTTAATGCCAAGACCACGCAAACCGTTGGAAGACAAAATAGATACTATATTTGTTAAAGTCCCAAAGAAAGTAATTTGGGCGTTTGAAGAGTTAGGGAATAAAAATGAAATAGCCAGTCAAATCATAATGGATTATTACAACAAGAATTTAGCAAAAAAAGACTAATCATTTTTCTTTCTTTTTTTTACAAAATATGCGAACATGTTTATCGGTGCGCGAATATGTGTTCGTATTAATTTTCGAGAAAATTACAGGAGGTGCTTTTTGTGTCATATTTGAATAGCACGAAGGCAGGGGGAAATAGATACTTTTATTTATCGAGATATACAGGTAAAAAAGAGCATACTTGTAAAAAGTATGAGAATTTTTATAGTTTTGGCAATCAAAATGTTGCTTTAGAAAGACTATCTTTATGGTTGTTGGACCAAAATTTTATGCCGAAAGAGTTAGTTGATTTAGGAATTTCGCATGAAGATATCAGCAGATGGAGAAGTAAAGTGTTAGAAATGGTGCAAAAAGTATCTTAGTATTTTCAGGGAATTGTATTATCTTTATATATATTTTTAGTCAAAAAGAGAAAAAATGATGTGGGGGATTAGATGAAAATCTAATCTTTTTTTATTGTTTTGATCGTAGTAATTTTGGTTGTAAAAACGTGTGATTTTTTAATGATATATTATATCTATGAAATGAAAATGCGAGCAAAAAGTCTTTGTGCACTTGGGGTACTGTGTACACCTAAAATCATTATGGTATGTGAAATTTTAATATCGCTTTTTGTCTTGCATTTTTTAAATTCAGAATCGAGCGATTTGTCATATTTGATTTGAGCCAAAATAATTTTGGCTCATCCATTTTGTAGAAAAATCACCCAGAATTATTTATTATTGCTATATATTCCAAACCCAAATTCCAAACAAAATAAAAATAGTTGCAGTCCCACTCAGTTCGCCAAAACTGAGAAGGGGCTGAGAAGTAAGGCAATACTTCGCAACCGAGCATAAAGCTCACTACAACTACCTATGTTATTATACACATTTCATTAACTGATGTATATGCATATTTATGAATGTAGAGCGACAAGGGACAAGTATGCCTTCTTATTAAGAGGTTGTACTTGTCCCTTTTTTATTTTGTTAAAACGAGGTGTAGCAAATGAATGAAAGTTTAGTACCTACTGATGCAGGAAACATAATAGTGAGTCACACGATAACGCTTGGTGACATTATTGTATCTATTCTATTGGTTTGTGTATTGTTCGTTATGATCTATAACCAAATCACGAGGAGATTTTAATTATGTACCAAACGTTGATAACAACGCCAAAAGAAATAGGAGTTATATATTTTATCGCTCTAGCTTCATGTTTCCTCTTATATCCTGTAGCAATTATTATCATGAACATTATTAAGGGAGGAAGCGACAAATGGAGATAGGCGGTCTAGTTCTTCAAGCGTTTAAAACAGTATTTGCTAATCCTGACGTAGCTTTCATTATCATTTCATTTGCGGTTATTATCTCGCTAGTGTTCACGATGTTAGGAATATATGAAAAAAGTAAGGAATGAGGGAGTTGGAATAGTTGGGTAATTTAGGAAACGTTTTTGACTGGGATTTCTTTTGGGGAATCTTTGGTTTCTTATTCAAAATTGGAGCGCCTTTTGTTCTTATCATGGTTGCGATTTATGCAGTAGGTAAGCTAATTGGTGCACTTGTATCAGCGGTTAAGGCTAAGAATGGTGGTTGATTATGAATTTACCAGAATACACGAGCTTTTTAAATGCTGATAACATGGGCGAGTTTTGGAAAGTTTTGAAGTGGTTAATGTTTTACGTTGCACCAATCGTTATGATCTGGTTTGCATTTCAAACAGTTGGGGAATTCATTTATAGGTTAAAGAATTCAACAACTGAAAAAGATGAAGACTTTGATGAAGATAATGATGTGTATTACTACAAAGATTGACATTCTCTAGCGAATTGCTAGTGAAATATAAAACGAAAAAAATGGAGGGCTTTATTATGGCAGTAGATTTCACAGGAGTAAAATTACCATTTGGACCAGCAGATTTATTAACATCAAGTATGTCTTTAGTAGGAATATTAGGTGGATTTATCTTATTAGGTCTAGCGATTGCGTTTGTTCCGAAACTTATCAGTATTATTCGTTCGGCGGCAGCATCACGAAACGGTAAAAACGGTTAATAAAAGAGGGCGTATTGTTGCCCTTTTTTTACTACAAAAACGTGAGGTTTTTTAAATGTTAAAAAGACAAACGTTACTACCAATAACAATTTGTTGCATGATATTCCTTTCATTTTTCACTAGAGTTGGTCTTGCTTTCGCTGATGGCCCATCTTTTCAAACATTGGGGAGTAAAGGGGTATTCATAGATAACAAAGGGCTTGTTGGTGGTAAATATAGCGTTACAGTGAGGGTTGCGGATGCTAAAGACATTGTAACGTTCCAATTGAGTGAATTAATGCTTGTAAATGATTGCTCTTTTAATTTCGGTTTAACGAAATGGGTTAGACCAGAGCAAGAAAAAAATGAATTTGATATTAATGTAGATCGTAATGGTACGTATGCTTTTTATATTTTCGTAAATGGAAAGGTAAAAGGATATGTGCGTTTTAAGGTTCGAGGATTTGAAAGTAATGGTGAGGGTCGTGGTGTTACTCAATATTCGGGGAAGATGGCTGAATACTATGAGTTACCACCTGAAATGGTAAACCCTGAGGATTTCAGAGACTATGACGGCAAAAACGATGGGATTTGTACAAATGAAAAATTACCAGATAAGCCACATGGGAGCGGAGAAATCGAAGAGCCGAAAGAAGAAGATAAAAAGCCAGATGGGAACAACGGTGACAACAAAGACTGGATGAAAGAGTTAATGAACAAGCTCAATGAAATCGGCGGAAAGGTCGATAAAGTAGGCGATAAAATCCCACCACCACCAGACTGGAATAAAGTTGCTGATACTTTTGTTGAGAAGATAAGTCCGCAACTTAAAAAGGATTTGAAAGATGTATTTGGAGAAGCGCCAGACCCGCCATCACCGCCACCATTACCGCCAGAAACGGACACAAGAGGTCTTGATAAGTATGAACCAGATTTCAAAGAAAATAAGGAGTTGAAGGAATCTGGATTCACGGCGGACGATATTAAGGACGGTGCGGAAGAAATTAAGTTTAATAAGGATGATTCGGGAGGGTTTGATATAAAAGACCCTATTGGCTCGTTACCAGATGTTCCGAAAGAATTGCCGAAACCTGGCGAGACCAAAGAGAGTGAATGGACAAAGAACAAACCAAAAGAGCCAGAACCAAGCCAAAAACCAATACCAAAACCACCAGATGATAAACCGATTATAGATAATCCGAAACCGAAGGAAGAAAGCTTTAAACCGCCAAAACCAAAAGAAGATAATGGGGGATTCCCAAAGCCAAAACCTGACGGGGACGGAGGATTCCCTAAACCTAAGCCAAATGGCGGAGAACCACCAAAACCAAATATAGATACAGGGACACCGCCAAAACCGAACACGGGCGGAGGAAATCCACCGAAGCCGAACGGAGACGGAGGGAATCCACCAAAACCAAATACAGGCGGTGAAGATACAACGCACGGGAATTACAAACGACACCCTGATGCAAAAGACGGTTCTGGTTAA